GGAACTGAATCCGGCGGTGGTAATGCCACATCTGGTGAAGCCAATAAAGGCGGTGGCGGTGGATCTTGTTGGAATGGCGCTAATAATTCTGGTAATGGCGGTTCTGGCGTAATCATTATAAAATTCCCAACCAGTGCCGGAACTATCACAATTGGAGCTGGATTAACGGGTTCAACAACAACAAGTGGTTCAAATACCATAGCGACGATTACTGCTGGCACTGGAAATGTGAGTTGGTCCTAATGGCACACTACGCTTTTTTAAATGAAGATAACATCGTTGTTGAAGTGATAGTAGGCATTGATGAAAATGAATTAATTGAAGGTATCAACCCTGAAACTTGGTATTCTAATTTTAGAAATCAAAAATGTGTTAGAACCTCATACAATGGCAAAATTCGTAAAAATTATGCTGGAATTGGTTTTACTTACGACCAAAATAGAGATGCTTTTATTGCGCCAAAACCAGATAATGCGATTGGATTTGATGAAGAATCTTGTAAATGGATTGTTCCTCAAAAGGATTTATTAGATGCCTAAATTATGCAAAGCCGGTCAGCAATTAAGGGAGCAGATAGATGACCTTTATATGGAAAGATCGCGCAAGAGCGACGGGTGGATTGGAGACACCAGACATTCGGCTCGTAAGTCGGATCACAACCCTGATGAAAACGGAATCGTTCGCGCGCTCGATATTACAAGCGACTTGGGAACTCATCCGGAAGAAGCTCACGCGCTAGTTGAGAAGATTCGCAAATGCGCCAAGCGAGGCGACAAGCGGATAAAATATATTATTTATGATGGCAAAATTATGAGTCCGATTCTCGGATGGAAGCGCCGCAAATACACCGGCCCAAATCCGCACCGGCATCATTTCCACGTCAGCTTTACAACTTTGGGAGACAAAGACGGCAGCTGGTTTGACCTTGAAGGAGATAAACAAAATGGCAGAATTGAAACTGATGGCGGGAAGCTGGGCGAAAACATTCCTCGCGACGGCTCTTTCGACATACCTCTCAGTCGGACTTCAACCCGATTACATTCTCAATGCAGCACTTGTGAGTGTGTTGCCTTCCGTGATTAACTGGCTCAACCCCAATTACGAGCGCTACGGCAAAATCAAGTAATGGCAGCCTCCGACCTCGCCGCGACTATCGCCAGCGTTCTCGGATCAATCGGCTTACTAATTGCCGGACTGAGATACATAATAAAACTTGAGAATCTACCCATTGTGTCGCGCCTCGACAAGATGGAGTCTCAGTTAGAATTAGCCCTCTCAGCAAAGGTGGCTAGAAGTGGCAACAAGAAAACGCGCTAAGAAACCAGCGAAGAAGGTGGCAAAACGTCGCAAAACGACGAAGGAGCCAATCCTTACTAAGCTGGATTTCTGGGCTATTGCTGCCAAAGAAGTTTATGACGCTTGCCGTAAAGCCGGAATGGACGAAGGTACAGCTCTGGCCTTTGCGATGGATAGAAGCTCTTATCCTGATTGGATTGTTGATCCGAGCGACCCCATAAAGAATCCGCTCGATGATTGGGAAGAGGACGACTAATTTACCTTCGCGAGGTGGAACTCTTTGAGGCGCTAAAGTCGGTTTATCCAGACTTAACGCCAGTCTCACCGACCGACCGGCACGACGGCATTACCAACGATGCTTATATCGAGATGAAGTGCCGCCGCACCCATTACCCCACCCTCTTGATTGAAAAGAAGAAGTGGGAATATCTAGCCGAAATAAGGGCTAGGACGGGCGCTAGGACGCTTTATATCAACTCCACCCCACAAGGGGTCTATCAGTTCGATTTAGGGGCTATAAACGAGCCTGAGTGGCAATTAAAGGCCCTTCCAGCCAAGACTGATTACCCCAATGGCGAGAAGGTTCAGAAACTCTGTGCATTCTTGGACTTGCGACACTCCGAACTCTTACTTGTATAAATCCATTTAATTAAATACATTTATCCCGTAAATCCATTTAAGGATTACAGAACGGGAGAGTAAGTGATAAATAATCCAGCAGTAATTCGATTTGATTCTACTTCTGGCGCTTGGTCTGATGGTAAGAATTACGTAAAGGGCCAAATAATCAGACGCTACGCAATCGAATCGCTAGGTAGAAAATCAGTAAGAGGGCGACTGAGCAGAGAAGAAATCTCAGCTTATTGGCTTGATCGTTATGGGGTGAACGCCGATGTTCAATGAAGGCGTTTTCTTTGCAATCTATTGCTCAACATTATGGCTTGGTTATCGAGTTTATGTAAGCATTAAAGCCAAAGCTTTTAATGATGGATACAAGAGAGGTCGGGCGAGTATAAATGTCAGAGAGATCGTTAAGTGACTGGCTCTCGGACGCTGGTAACACCCTCGATGACAGGGGGCTTGAATATGGCGACCCGAGGCACAATCTTTTACGCATTTACAAAATCGCGAGACAACTCGGTGTTCAGCTCAGAGACCCATCTGACGTGGCGCTTGTCTTTATCGCAACAAAATTATCAAGAATGGTGGAAAGTCCAGAGCGCGAAGATTCGTATCTCGATCTCATTGGATACGCCACTATCTTATCTTTTTGCCGATTCAGTTCACCAGAAGATTGGGACGACATTGAGCTTGACTCGCAATCATAATCAGCATCAATGGTGCGACTATTGCAAGATGCGCTGGGGACAAATGAAAGATGGGACTTGGCATCACAAAGCCCAAGTGCCAGCGATATGGAAGGTGCAATCTGAAACGCCAACGAGGCGGATGCAGGTGCGCTTTTACTGCCAACCTTGTGCCAATGAGGCACAGAACTGGCCAGACGGAACGTTTTGGTCATTAAAAGAACAACTAGAAGCTGCGATAGATGATTTCGCAGGTAGGGAGCAATTAGATGTCAAACTATCTTGATGATTATGTGAGTGTGCAGGATCGCTTAAAGGAGTTCATAAATGCCTATCCGGACTATCGGATTAAAACGCACGTCTTGGAAGAATCGCTTACTCCTAATTGCGATGTCTATATTGTTAAGACTGAGTTATACCGGACTGAGGCTGACGCTGCGGCTTGGACAACTGGTCTATCGTCGGAATCAAAGCAGAAGCAATACGCCCTCGAATTGGCGGAAACTGGAAGTTTGGGACGCGCACTTAACCTCGCTGGGTACTTTGCTAAACCTAACCAAACGCCTAAGAAGCCAATTCAAACAACAAAGCCAGCTCTTGCTGAATTCGTCAAAGAGCAAAGACCAAACGACCCTGAGCCGATTGTCTGGGATGTCAGCGCTATTGCGGAAGAACTCGGAGCCGAAGTAATTGACGAGATTCCAATTTGCAATCACGGCCCAATGATCCTGAAACAAGGCAGCAAAGAGGGCAAGGAATATCGAGGCTGGGTCTGCACCGAGCGCGATAAGTCTCGTCAATGTCCGGCTAAATGGATGAAAATCGGATCAGATGGCAAGTGGGCGTTTCAGAAGTGATTAATGAAATGCACCCGTTCAAATGTGGGCCTTGCAAGAAGGTGACACCCCATCACTACATAACCAAGTATGAATCAGAAATTGAGCCTGATGCTTGGGTCTGGTTGATGGAGTGTCAGAATTGCTTCGAGCAGCGCTTGTTTGATCCAATTGACAGGGTGATTAGTCGGGAAGATGAGATAACGCGCTGCGACCAATGCGGCAATTACAAGATGAAGGCAGCTAAATGCCGAATCTGTAAAATAGCCGATGGGCAAGAGCGTATTAAAGAGCGCTATTGGAACGGCAATTCCACCTTAGAAAGGTTCATAGATGCCGATATATGAGTTCAAGTGCGATAAATGCGAAGCCATTAAGGACGTTGCACTTGGATTCGATATGCCCAAAGAAGTCACCTGCGACAAGTGCGGCGTTGTGATGTGGCGAGTATGGACGCCAACACCGACACACTTCAAAGGCGATGGTTGGGCTGGTAAGAAGTAATGGCTAAGCCTCATTCACTTAAATACATTAAGCAGCTACTTGAGTGGGGCTTTGACAAAGAATTTATCGCCCGAGATATGGGGGTAAATTTAGCATCATTAGAAGTCCGGTTAAACAGAGCAAAGAAAAGGGAGCAAGATGGCAATCAAGGATCTAAGTCTGAAACTAGCGGCGATTAGCCTGCTGGCAGACCAAGCAAAGCGCCTGAAGGACGAGTTGAGGGCTGAGTTACAAGCTGAGATGAATGAGCTCGGCGCTGATCGGGTAAAGGCTGAACTAGGCGATGAAGTGGTTGCCTATATAACGACCAGTAAGCCGAAGTTTAAGTGGGTCGTTAAGTCAGATAAGAAGTTTATTGATTGGGTAAAAGCCAATATCCCGAGTGAAATAGTTGAATCGGTAAGAGAATCGTCAGTTGATGCGATATTGGATAAATTTAATTACGTTGATGAGTTAGTTATTGATCCAAATGGCGAAGCAATTGATTGGTTGGAAGGTAGCCAGTCAGAGCCATTCTTAATGACTAAATTTCACGGAGATGGACGTGAGAAGCTAAGAGAAGCCATAATTGGATTAAATGGAAGCCAAGAAATTGATGTGAGAAAGGTGTTGGAACTGGAGTAAATACTATAAAAACTTGTCCAAATAGTGAGATGATAGGAAAGTTGATGCGTAAGATACTTGACAAGGCGGTTACACTCCGTCTAAGGCGGGGCCCGAAGGCAGCCCGTAGCCGCAGCGTAAGGGGCGCCCTTTGCCTATCGCTGATGCTGTCGGCGTTAATGCTGATCCCAATTGATTCATCTAAAGCAGATATGAATTTGAAGCTTTATGCTTATAACCTTCTTACTTGGCGAGAGTTTCAATGCTTTAACTGGCTTATTCATAATGAATCCAGATGGAATCCAAAGGCTAGAAATGGCTCTCACTATGGGCTGGGCCAAATGCGTTCGACTTGGTACCGAGACTTAAGCCCACAAGCACAAATCAAAGCTTCTATCAAATACATTCATCACAGGTACAAAGATAGTTGCGATGCACTCAATCACTTCGAGACTAAAGGCTGGCATTGAGTAAGCGCTATCACTCTGCCTACTATCAGCGAGTCCGTAAAGAAGTATTGGAACGCGATTACTACACTTGCCATTACTGCGGCCAAGAAGCCAACACAGTAGATCACGTGATACCAATAAGTAAGGGCGGCACAGATGAAGCTACCAATATGGTCGCAGCTTGTATCAAATGCAACAGCGGTAAGCGCGATCGTATGACCCCCACGTTTTTTGTGCGCACAAGCGGACCCACGACCCCCATCGGGAAGATTTTCCCTGAAAATGGCTCGGCTGTGCATTATTTGGAAGAAAATGGAATTTAATGGAGCAATCCACAGAGATCGCCCGAGTTAGGGACGAATCGGCTTACCGAGGTGTGCCAAACCCTCGAATTCACACAAAACTAAGCGATTTACCCTCTCACGGCGAGCAGATGATCAAATTCTGCGAGGAAATCGGGTACGAATTGCTTCCTTGGCAGCAATGGCTTGCCCACCACTCGCTTAAATACAAGCCAGACGGCAGATGGGCGCACCCAGTTGTCACCCTTTTGTGCGCGCGTCAGCAGGGCAAATCAACCTTTATGGCGCTTCAAATCCTGTTTAGAATCTACGTTTTGAAAGAAAAATTACAAGTCCACACAGCTCACAAACTAACAACCTCAGCTGAATTATTTTACAAAATCTACGGAATCATCGAGCAAACTCCCCGACTAGCCGCCGAATTCACTAAGAAGCTGGAAAGTAAGGGATTTCAGGAATTGCAATTTACCGAAGGCCGCCGATATATCGTCCGAGCCAATAACTCAGCCGGTCGAGGTATTGCCGCGCCCGAAACCATTCACCTAGACGAAGCTCGCGAATACAAAGACGAAGATGTCTGGTCTGCCTTGCGTTACACCCAGATGGCTAGTCCCAATCCTCAAATATGGGTTTATTCAAATGCCGGAGATCAGCACTCGATAGTCTTGAACAAATTACGCGAGCGAGCCTACGCTGCCATTCACGGCGGCTCTGATGATATTGGCTGGTTCGAATGGTCGGCCCCGAATGGAATTAAATTCGATAACTCATCAGACTTCTGGCTAGGTGTCTGCCAAGCCAATCCGTCACTTGGTTACACAGTTCACCCTGACAATATCCGCGCCGTCTTGTCAGACCCCGAAGATATTGTGCGCACAGAAGTTTTATGCCAATGGGTTGACACCATCAATCCAGTCATTAACCCTTCTCAATGGGAATCTTGTCGAGTCGAGGGTCTCAGACTTGATCCCGAGAAGGACACCTGGCTGGCTATTGATCTCAGTCCGGATAGAAAGCAAGCGGCGCTAGTCGCTAGTCAGAAGCTCGAGGGAGATCAGTTCCAAGTTATTCTTCTGCAAACTTGGCACAATCCGTCTAATCTCGACGACAAGTCTCTGGCTAATGATTTAGCCGATTGGGTGCGTAAGTATCCAGTCCAACTCGTTGCCTATTCAGCGAGAACCGCTTCAGCCGTTGCTGCGCGATTAGCACCGGCAGGAATTCGGACTGAGCCGATAGATGGTCTCGACTACGCCCAAAGCTGTGATGAGTTACTGGGAGCAATCTCATCTCAGCGGTTAGTTCACTCGGGACAAGATGAACTGACTAAACAATGCCTATCCGCTGTCAAGTTGCCTTTCGGTGACGGCGGATGGGTAATGGGCCGTAAAGTCTCAAATGCAATTATCTGTGGAGCTGTCGCATCTGCTATGGCAACTCATTACGCCACTAAATCAAATGATGGTGCGGATATAGTCATCTTGTAACACAAACCCTTTACAATAAAGGCTCAATGGGTGCTATCAGAGATTTCTTCTTTCCACAAGTAACCGCGCAAACGCCGCAGAAGGTTAGCGACGTAACCGCCGCATTGACTCCAGTTCAAATCACCGATTCCGTCTATAACATTTTGGGCGGTGCTACTAATTCAACGCGCCAATTGGCTATGAGCGTTCCTTCAGTTGCTCGCGCTAGAAATATCATCTGCGGAACTATCGGATCACTCCCATTAACAACTTTCAATCGCATTACGGGACAATATGTTGATCCGCACCGAGTTATCAATCAACCTGATCCTCGCGTTGCTGGCTTCGTAATATATAACTGGCTTGCTGAAGATATTTGGCTTTATGGAGTCGGTTATGGACAAGTATTGGAAATGTATTCAACAACCGATGGCGGTCGAGTAAGAGCTTGGACTCGCGTTAGCCCAGAGCGCGTCACAGTTGATACAGATTTCCGCAATACAGTAATTGAGTCATACAAAGTTGATGGAATGGCCGTTCCTAACTCTGGAGTCGGTTCGCTTATTCGCTTTGATGGCCCAGATGAAGGATTATTGCACCGCGCTGGTAAAACAATCAGCGCAGCTGTGTATCTTGAAAATGCAGCGGTTAATTACGCCAAAGAACCTAACCCTTCAATGATTCTTAAGAGCAACGGCACTAACCTAACTGCCGAAAGAGTTTCATCACTTCTTAGCGCTTGGCGCACTGCTCGTCAATCTCGCTCAACGGCTTTTCTTAATGCAGATGTTGATCTAAAAGAATTCGGCTTTGATCCTAAATCATTACAACTTGCCGAAGCTCGTCAATATGTGGCTTTAGAATTGGCTCGGGCTTGCGGAATCCCAGCCTACTTCTTGAGCGCCGAAACGACTTCGATGACTTACTCAAACGCTGTGTCTGAGCGGCGCTCACTAGTTGATTTCTCACTTCGCCCGATTCTCAAAGCAATCGAGGAGCGTCTATCGCTTCCGGACTTTGTGCCAAATCCTGTGATGGTGAGATTCTCACTTGACGACTTCTTACGCGGCAACGCTTTGGAACGCGCTCAAGTTTATGAAATCTTGAACCGCATCGGCGCGATGAGCGTTGAGCAAATTCAACGCGAGGAGGACTTGATTCCTAATGAAAATTAATATGCCAATGGTCGTAACTGCGGCCGATACAGTAAAGCGCACAATCAGCGGAACGATTGTCACTTGGAACGAGCAGGGCAACACTTCAGTTGGTCCGACAGTTTTTGCAGCTGACTCAATTGAAATGAAGCCGGTTAAATTGCTTCTCGAACACGATCGTACTCGTCCAATTGGCAAGTTGATGAGCCACGAAGTCACCTCAAACGGAATCATTGCAACCTTCAAGATTGCTAACACGATGGCTGGCGAAGATGCGCTAGTTGAGGCAACCGAAGGCCTACGCGATGGATTCAGCGTCGGCGCACAAATTAACGAGTGGACAAACGTTAAGGGCGTTATGCAGATTACTTCAGCAACTCTTGACGAAGTTTCCCTTGTAACTGATCCAGCAATTGACAGCGCTCGCGTTAGCGAAGTCGCAGCTTCAGAAAACGAAGCACCTAAAGAAGATTCTGCTCCGGCAACCGCTGATGCAGACAAACCAACCGAAGGAGACCACGTGTCTGACACTACCGCTCCTGCTCCTGCCGTCGAAGAAGCGGTAGAAGCAGCTAAAGTAGAAACTGTCTCGGCTTCACGCCCAGCGTTCTACACAACTCCTCGCCTTGAGTTCACAAAGGCGAAATACCTCGAGAATAGCGTTCGCGCTAAGCTCGGTGATGATGCTGCTCGTCAGTATGTAATGGCCGCAGATGACACCACAAGTAACAACAGTGGCCTAATTCCCACCAGACAAACAACGGACATTATCAATCCGTTATCAAACGCAGATCGTCCAGCTGTTGATTCAGTATCAAGCGGCGTTCTACCAGATGCAGGAATGTCTTTCGAGATTCCTAAGCTCACCGCAGTTCCAACAGTCGGCGAAGAAGCTGAAGCAGCTGCAATTGATGAAACAGGAATGACAAACGAATTCCTTTCAGTATCCGTGAAGAAGTATGCCGGAGGACAAACCTTCTCTGTTGAACTTCTTGATCGTTCTTCACCAGCGTTCTTTGATGAACTCGTTCGTCAGATGGAATACGCATACGCAAAGGCGACTGACGTTGCAGTAATCGCTGGCCTTGTTGCTGGCGGAACTGACGGCGGAAACCGCACTCTTGATGCTGCTGGCTTCCTTGACTTTGTTTCCGATGCTTCAGTTTCTGTTTATAAGGGAACTCTCGGAACCGCGACAAACATTCTTGTTTCTCCAGAACAATGGGGCAACATTATGAACCTCGCTGATGCTGGTCGTCCGATTTATCAGAACCTCATTGGCCCATCAAATCAAGGTGGCAATCTCTCCGGTGGCGCAGTTCGCGGCAACGTTCTTGGACTAAACCTCCGCGTTGCTCGTAACCTTGCAACCGCAGCTCCAACCGGTGATAACTCAATCATCATCATCAACCCAGACGCATACACTTGGTATGAGTCCTCACGTTTCCGTCTACAAACAAACGTCGCACTAAACGGCCAAATCGAGGTCGCTTACTACGGCTATGGCGCACTTGCAACAAAGGTTGCAGCTGGCGCTTACAAGTGGATGGTTGCGTAGTTAGAACCCTAAAAGTGACGGCCAGTCCGCTCCCGAGCTGGCCTGTCACCCTCTAGATCGAAAGGACGGCGAGATGCCAACAATTGTTACAGCCTCACAGCTCAGGACGATTCTTGGCGTCTCGTCATCTCTTTATTCAGATGCTTATCTTGACGATATTTGCGATGCTTCCGAAAACGTTATCCTTCCAATGCTTGTCACTTTCCAAAGCAAAGTGGATAAAGTTTATTTAGAAAATAACGTTGCTTATTTCCACACCGCGACAATTCACGAATTCACCGAAGGTCAATCGGTTGTCATTACAAGTGTCGGAGCGCCATTTAACGGCACTCACACAGTTACAGATGATTTAATTGGCCCCTATGTATTTACCGCCGCCATCACAAATGCTGACGTATTGGAAAAGAACATTATCCCAGCCGGAAACGCTGCGCTCTCTGGCGCATCAACCTATGTGGGAAATGCCAACGTCGAAGCTGCCGTTTTGGCTATTTCTGTTGAAATCTTCCAAGCCAGAACTGCCGCTGGAGGATCAATCGAAGGCGTAGATTTCGCAGTTACACCTTACAGACTTTCTAAGAATTTATTGGCAAAGGTAACCGGCCTTCTTGGCCCCTATCTTGACACCGATGCGATGGTGGGTTGATGCCCGCCTCAACAGTCTTATCTTCTATCCGGACACCGCTGGCAACTGCACTCGCCTCCGTTTCGGCGAATGTTTATAGTTATGTTCCCGAAGCTGTGCAAGTTCCAGCGGTTATTCTTGTTCCAGATTCACCTTATCTTGAATTAAACACAATCAACGATTCAACAATTCACGCCAAGATTAATATGACGATTACTTGTGGAGTCGCTTATCTTTCCAACCCAGCTTCTCTTGACAATCTTGAGCAGTTGATATTTTCAGTTTTGGCAGTAATTCCGGACGGCTACACAGTCGGCCCAGTAGAACGGCCATCGGTTACGCAAGTGGGTGCAGTCAATTTATTGGTTGCCGATATTCGCGTTTCCACCTATTACACACAAA